ACTTGAAACAAAAAATGAAGCATCAGTACAAGAGGAAACAACAACACAGGAAAAAACAACAGAAGATAAAAGTCTTTCTCAACAAGATATTGAGAATATCGTCAGAACACGTTTAGCAAGAGAACGTGCCAAAATTTACAAAGAATTAGGTACGGACAATCTTGATGAAGTCAAAGAACTGATGCAACAAAAAGAAACTGCACAGTTAGAAGAAAAGAAAAAACGTGGTGAATTTGAGGACATCTTAAAAGAACAGGCAAACAAGTATCAATCTGAAATTCAAAAACTGCAAGGTGATTTGAAAAATATTAAGATTAATGATGCTTTGTTAGGTTCTGCTTCTAACAATAGAGCAATCAATCCTCAACAGGTTGTTGAACTGCTAAAGAATAGTGTCCAACTAAATGATGACGGACAGGTAGAAGTTCTTGCAGATAACGGAACACCAAGATATAACAAAGACGGAAATCTTTATTCTGTTGAAGAATACGTTTCTGAATTTCTTACACAGAACCCTCATTTCCAAATGGCTACACCATCTGGTAGCGGAAGTAAGGGGAACGTGGGTAAGGTTGACGCTAAACCTTTCAATCTAGCGGACTTGGATTTGAACAATCCAGAACATAGAAAGCAATATGTTGAATATCGCAATTCACGTTCTGGGTTTAGTATGAAACCAAAACTAACTATTAACAACTAATATAAAAAAGGAGTATGCCCAATGGCAAACGAAACAACCTCAAGTAGTATTAGTGAACTGTATACTGAGATTATACAGGAAGCGATTTTCACTTTCCAAGAAACCTCAGTAATGCGTCCGCTAGTGACTACTTACAACATAACAGGACAAGGCAAACAAGTTGCTATTCCTGTATTCCCAACTATTTCTGCATCAGCAGTAGCTGAAGGTTCAGATTTAGCAAACACAGAAGTCAACCCAACAGAAGCAACAATTACTGCATCTGAAGTTGGTGTAATGACAACTTTAACTGACTTAGCAAGAGAATCATCTTCTCGTCCAATCGCACAAGACATTGGTAGAGTATTTGGTGAGTCAATCGCTAAGAAAGTTGATACTGACTTAGTATCATTGTTTGGTTCATTCGCATCTGGTAATGACTTAGGTTCAGCAGGTACTGAATTAACTGCTGACTTACTATTACAAGCAGAAGCAACATTAAGAGCATTAAACGTACCTAAACCATACGTTGCTGTGTTCCACCCAAAAGCGATGTTCAATCTTAAAAAGACTTTAACATCAGCAGGTTATGTTGCATCTCAAGCACCTGCAATCTCATCAGTTGGTGAGAATGTTTTCAATTCTGGTTTTGTTGGTTCTATGTTTGGAATTGACTTATACGAGAACGCAAACATCTCTATTGACTCTGCTGACGATTCAGTTGGTGCTGTATTCCACCCAATCTCTATTGGTCTTGCACTAAAAGAGGATTTCAAAATTGAAACACAAAGAGATGCTTCTTTAAGAGCAACTGAAATTGTTGGTTCAATTATGAAGGGTCAAGGCATCATCAAAGACAATTATGGTTGTGCTATCACTGTTGACAGTGCATTCTAATTGATGATTAAATAGGGTGGGGTTTATCCCCACCCACTAGAAAGGTTTATTATGGCAACAACAACATTTTCAGTAGCAAGTGCAGACTTACAAGACTATCAACCAGACATTTTAGGTTATGGTGTAGCTGACTTTGATACACAATTACAATTTGCAGAAGATGATGTTATTCGCCAAGTACGTGAGGAATGGTGGGAACGATACAGACATACGGTGCGTTATAGAGATATTACCAAAGTGACCACTATTGAAATGGACGAAACAAAATTAACACCGTCACAATTTAAAAGAGCAGTTTTATTTAAAGCATTAGCAGATTATATATTCCCTATCCTAACTAAATGGAAAGACCCACAGGGAGGCGATGGTGCTGATGCATTCCAAGTACAAATGAACCATTACAGACAAAGATATGCAGAAGAATTTAACGCCATACTTCGTGATGGAATTGAATATGATGAAGATAACAACAGTACCATTACTGTTGATGAAAAAGAACCTATCCATAAATTACGCCTAGTTAGATAATGGTTGCTAAAGTCACTGTTAAGACGAACAGCGTCCAACTATCTAAAGAATTTAAGGAAATACAAAATAAAATACCTAATGCCATTAAACGAGCATTAGCGAATGTATCAGTATTTCAAATACGCAATATTAAAGATAGAACACAGAGAAAAGGAATTGATGTTAATGGCAGTCCTTTTAAACCATATTCAAAAGCATATAGACGTAGATTAGTTAAACAATCTGGTGTTGTTGACTTAACGGATACAGGTCAAATGTTTAGTTCATTAACAAGTAAAATCACACCGAGTAAAGGAACATTATTTTTTAGACAAGCACAGGCAAATAAAAAAGCATTTTATCACGATATAGCAGGTGCAGGTAAAGGTAGAGTAGTTAGACCATTCTTTAGCATTAATGATAGAGAAGCAGATAAGATTGGACAGTTGTTTGCAGATAAGATATTTAAGGATATAGGATTATGAGCATTAGAGAAGATATAGCAGTCAATATTGTCAATACATTAGACGCAGTAACATCACCGATTGAATTTAAAAAAATTTCCAGACAGCAGTTTGACCCAGAAGATGATTTAGCAGATACACAATTTCCTGCCTTGTATATTTCTACTGGTGATGAAGTTAGAGAAGATTATTCAATGGGTGATTACAATGCAGGTAAACGCAGTGGTAGTATTGATTATGTTATTGTTGGATATGTTAAAGGAACAGAGATTAATTTAGATACTAAAAGAAATGAATTTATAGAAGTTGTAGAAGAAACACTTGATACCGATAGAACCAGAGGGGGTAGTGCTTTAGATACTAAAATTGTAGAAGTTAGTTCTGATGAAGGTACATTATATCCTTTGGGTGGTATTCGTATTGTGGTAAGAGTATTCTATGAATTTGTTAGAGGTAACGCATAATGGCTAAACGAATAACATTATTTATGCCAAATAGTTTGGGAAGCATAACTGTTTGGGATAATGAACTAGACAAATTTCTAGCGAAAGGATATAAACTTTCAATAGAAACAAAATCTACTAGAACTTCAAAGAAAAAAGATGTAATAGTAGAAGAACAAACCGAAATTAAGGAGCAAGAAGAATGGCAACAGCAACAGGACAATCTGGAGTAGTCAAAATCGGTGCAAACGCAGTAGCTGAAATTACTGGCTTCACCATTGACGAAACAAATGACACAGTTGAAGATACTTCACTGACTGATACTGCAAAGTCTTATAAAGCATTAAGAAAAGATGCTACAGGCACTGTAGAATGTCACTATGACCCATCAGATACTAATGGACAAGTAGCATTAGCAGTTGGTTCAGAAGTAACTTTAGATTTATATCCAGAAGGTGCAGACAGTGGTGATACATATTACACAGGAACAGCGATTGTGACTGGTGTATCCCAAGCAGTTACACTTGATGGTGTTATTTCAAGAACTATCAACGTACAATTCTCTGGTGGCGTAAGCACTACAACTGTATAATTTATAAATGCCAAAAAAGGATTTTCTTGAAGGTGCTATAAATCACTTTAAGCATCAAGAGATTAAAATTATAGAAGTTGAAGAATGGGGACTAACTGGCGAAGATGCCATTTATGTCAAACCGTTTACGCTACTAGAAAAAGCAGAAATCTTCAAAGGTTCAAACGATAACGATTTGACTGTACTTATTGACGTCATAATCAAGAAAGCAGAAACAAAAGATGGTGAAAAAATGTTTGACCTTGAAAGTAAAGTTAAAATGAAGAAGTTTGTTGACCCAGATATTATTGGAAAAGTTGCAAGTCAAATATTAGGAACAGCAAATGATAATCTTCAAACTTTAAAAAAAAAATAAATTCTGACAACAATCTAAGATTTCATTTTTTCCTAGCTGAAAAACTGCATAAAACCATAGGCGAGATATTATCTATGCCTGTGGAAGAATTTAATTTATGGGTTGCTTATTATGATGTAAAACACGAGGAGCAACAAAAAGAATTGAATAAACAGAAGATGCAAGGTAAAAGAAGATAATGTCCACCAAAAGATTAAATATTGATATTCTTGCCAAAGATAAGTCAAGACAAGCATTAAAACAGGTTCAAGGCAATCTTAACGAAACAAAACAATCAGTAATTAATCTTAAAAATGCCTTAGTTGGTCTTGGTGTAGGTGCTGTTTTAAAGTCTTTTGTTGATGTTGGTAAAGAAGCAGAAAGTTTACAAATACGTTTTAAATTCTTATTTGGTTCAGTAGAAGAAGGTGCTACTGCACTTAACAACTTAACTAAATTTGCATCTAAAGTTCCATTCTCACTAGACCAAATATCAAGAGCATCTGGTAACTTAGCAGTTGTTTCTAAAGACGCTGATGACCTTAATAGAATATTAGAAATCACTGGTAATGTGGCATCTGTCACAGGGTTAGATTTTGAAACTACTGCAACCCAAATTCAAAGGTCATTTTCTGGTGGTATCGCATCTGCTGACATCTTTAGAGAAAGAGGTGTTCGTGCTTTATTAGGTTTTAAAGCAGGTGCAATAGTCACAGCAGAAGAAACAGCAAAAAGATTTGAAGAATTATTTAGTGGTGATGGTGAATTTGCTTCAGCTACAACAGATTTAGCAACAACCTTAGAAGGTACTCTATCAATGATAGGGGATAAATATTTTAATTTTCAAAAAAGAGTATCAGCAGAATTTTTTGATGAATTAAAAGGTGAATTTGAATCTTTAGATAAATTTTTTGCAGAAAATGAAGAACAAATAGGTGTTTTAGCAGAAGCAGTTGGAAAAACTTTAGCATCAGCAATTACTACACTTGCTGACGGTGTTAGATTTGTAAATGAGAATTTTGAAACATTCAAAAGATTAGGAATGGCGGTTGCTGTCTATGGTTTATCAAAGGCATTTTTAGGTTTAGCTGTAAGTATAGGCAGAGCATCTGTTGCTATGCTATCTCTTAATAGAAAATCTTTTAAAAGTTTTATAGGACTATTAGCAGGTGCAGGATTTTTAATTGCTGAAGCAACTGGCAAACTTGATGAATTTTTCAAGATGTTTGAAAAACCAAAAACTATTGAAGATTTAGCAGTAGAGGTAGAACTTCTTTCAAATGAATTAAAAACATTAGCAGATAGTGGCGACCCTAATTTTGACAAATTACAAAATGAAGCATCTCAATTAAAAAGAGAATTGAAACAATTACAAGGAAATCTTGACCCAACATCAATAGAATTTGAAAATTTAGGATATTTAATTGAAGAAGTTAATGATGCCTTAAATGATATTCCATTTGAAGAATTAGAAATTGGTTTTGATAAAGTAACAGAAGATGTTACAAATTTTGAAAAAGCACTTGATGCTCTATTTAAAGGATTAAAAGATGAAACAGATGCTTTTAATTTCTTTAAAGAATTAGAAGATATTGGAAAAGGAACTTTTGACAAATTACAAGATGCTTTAACTGATTTTGTCTTAACTGGAAAACTTAGTTTTGCAACATTGAAAGAATTTATTATTCGTTCAATGGTTGAAGCATTAGTTGGTCAAGCAATTAAATCAGCATTAAGCAAAGCAACTGAATTATTTAAATTAGAAGCAATTAGAGAAGGTTTAATATCAGTTTATAAAGCAGGATTAAAAGCATATGCATCTGTGCCACCACCATTTAATATTGCTGTTGCAGGTGCTGTGATAGCAGGTGGTATTGGTTTAGTTAATAAAATAAAAGGATTTGAAAAAGGTGGACGACCTCCAGTTGGGCAACCATCTATTGTTGGTGAGGCAGGACCAGAACTTTTTGTTCCAGACCAAGCAGGAACTATTGTACCTAATAATAAACTAGGTGGAGCAACAACAGTTAATGTAAATATTATGGCTAACGATACTCAAGGATTTGATGATTTATTAGTTAAACGTAGAAGTGTTATTGTTAATGTGATAAATGATGCACTTAATAGTCAAGGGAAGGAGGCGTTAGTCTAATGGCAGGAACATATCCAACAACACCTGAATTTAAATCAATAGGATTTAGTTCAGAACAAAAAACAATTACATCTACTACTGATAGTGGAAAGATGTTTGCAGTTCAAATAGACGGACAAAGATTTAAATTTAGTGCTACATATCCACCAATGAATAGAAGTGAATTTGCACCTGTTTATGCTTTTATAATGAAACAAAGAAGCCAAAAAGAAACATTCCAGATATCCTTACCAGACCTAAAAAATGCAAAAGGTGATGTATCTGGTCTTATTTCTACAGATGGAAATCATACAGCAGGTGATACAACAATAGATATTCAAGGGATTACTAATGGCACTACTTTAAAAGCAGGTGATATGATTAAATTTAATGCTCATACAAAAGTGTATATGGTTGTTGAAGATGCAACAGGTGATGTATCTGATACTGCTACTATTACGATTGAACCACCTTTAAGAGAAGATGTATTATCTGGTGATACTATACTTTATGATAATGTTCCTTTTACAGTTAGACTAACTAATGATGTGCAAGAATTTAGTACCAACGATTTAGACTTATATAGGTTTGAAATAGATTTCATAGAGGCGTTATAATGCCTAGAGGATTATCTACTATCCTAAAGACAGAAATTGCTAAGCAAAGCATTAAAGCAATAGCATTAGTTCAAATTAAATTTCCTACTACTCAAAGATTTACTAATCATTACAAAGATATTGAAGTATCAGAATTATGGGACGATGCTTTAGGTTTATGGGACGATAGAGCAGGTAATTGGGATAGTGGTATTACTTATACTGCTAGTTCGCATTTATTAAGAATATCAGCTAAGACAGAAAGTTCCTCATTAAATGTTAATAATTTTAGTTTGCAATTATCAGCAGTAGAAAGCACTTTTACTTCTATAATGTTAAACAACAATGTCAGTAATGATGAAGTAGCGATTGATATAGGATTTATAGATAATAATGAACAATTAATTGATGTCTTTAATTATGCTAAAGGATTTATTGATGGTTTCACGATAGATACTAAGAACGCAATTATTAATATTAATTGCACATCTCACTTTGGAGATTTTAGTAGAGTGACAGGTCGCAAAACAAATGAAGGAAGCCATAAAAGATTTTTTGAAAATGATGGCGACAGTTTTGAATTTTCATCTCAAACAATTAGAGATTTAAAATGGGGTAGAGCGTAATGGGATTTTTTAATGACATCTTTGATGCTATTGGTGATTTTTTTACGGACATTATTAGTTGGATTATTCCTATTCCAGAAATTCCAGAAGCACCAGAACAACAAGACGGAACATTAGTTAATAAACAATCAAACAATGCTTTTATTCCTGTTATTTATGGTGAACGATTAGTTGGG